TTTGTAGCATCTCATTCTTGTATTATTTGTAAGTCTCCAAACGTGCAATGTGCGCATATAAGATCAATTCCAAATTATGGAAATGTAGGAATGTCAGTTCGTAATGATGCTTTTTGCCTACCACTTTGTATTGAACATCATAAAGAACAGCATATAATTGGCGAGAATAAATTCTATTTTCAATACTGTATAAATCCTATATACATATCTGAAATGATTTGCAAAGACAGTCCTTGTAAAAAGATTCAGTCTTTGCCAGAAGGATTTTTTAATGAATATAGACAATATACTAAAAGTAACTCAAAGGGTTATGTGCGATAATTCACTTTACTCTAATAGAGAATATTTTTATATACCTAATAAAAAATTTGCTATGGCTATAATTAAAGAACTCACAAATATGAGTTATGAAGCAATAGGTAAAGAATTTAAAAAGTCTTGGTTTGCAATTTATAAAGATTGCAAAGATGTAAGGGACCAACATAAACCTTTATTTAATAAAGTATTAGAGAGGGTTAAGAAAAAAATATGAAAGTAGACATTGTTAAACCTAAATTAAAGAAGTTATATCAAGCATTAAAAGATAAAAAACCAAAAGACGAATTTCAAATGGCTAGGACCAACCTAAGTTCTGACGCATTGGAAAGATACGTTTTACAAAAACTAAAGGAAGCAGATGAAAAAAGAAAACCTTAATCAATTAATTGAAAATACAAAAATACAGTATTTAACAATAGATCAAATTAAACCTTATACAAACAATCCTAGAAAAATTAAGAATGTTGATAAAGTAGCTAATTCAATATCTGAGTTTGGATTTCAACAACCAATAGTAGTTGATAAAAACAATGTAATTATAGTTGGTCACACACGTTATCAAGCAAGTAAAAAACTTGGATTAGATAAAGTTCCAGTTTTAGTTGCAGAACTATCCGACAAACAAGCAAAGGCATATCGTATTATAGATAATAGATTAAATGAAGACAATGAGTGGGACAAAGACTTATTAAATATTGAAATAAAGGATTTAAAAGATGAATTGTTTGATATTAAAAACTTTGGATTTGATGATACTGAATTAGAAATTTTATTAAGAGACTCAGATCAAATAGTAGATACGTTTCTTGAAACTAAAGCTGAACCAGTACAATTATTAAAACTTAAAGCACACCCAAAACATTATAAAGTTCATTTAGACGATCAACTAGAACATTTGGCGAACTCTATTAAACAACACGGATTTTATAGAAATGTAGTTGTGGCAAAAGACTACACTATATTAGATGGACACGGAGTTGTATCTGCTTGTCACAAACTTAAGTTAAAAGAAGTTCCAGTTATTAAACTAGATATAGAATCTGACAGTCCACAAGCATTAAAGATTTTGACTGGTAATAATGAAATAGGAAAACTTGCTGAAATTGATGACAGAAAATTAAGCGAACTATTAAAAGAAGTTAAAGACAGAGATGGATTAGTTGGTACTGGATATGACAAAATGATGTTAGCTAATTTAGTTATGATTACAAGACCACAAAATGAAATTAATGACATTAATGTAGCTGCTGAATGGGTTGGTATGCCAGACTATGTTCCTAAAGACCATTTTATTAAATACACAGTTATATTTAAAACAGAACAAGATAGAAATGATTTCTGTTCATTAGCAAAAATTCCACAAGGAAAAGATAAGGGCAGGACTTGGAGTGTTTGGTGGCCACTTAAAGATAAAGAAGATTTAAAATCAGTTAAGTATGAATAAGCCAAGATACCCTATTTATGTAATATCAAAGGGTAGATATGAAAATTGTTTAACTGCTAAATTTTTAATAGAAGATAAAGTTGATTTTAAACTTGTTGTGGAACCACAAGAAAAAATTGAATATGTTGCAAGGTTCGGAGAACACAGAGTTATAGCTTTACCATTTCAAAATCTAGGATTAGGTTCTAGTCCAGCAAGAAATTGGTGCTGGGAACATTCAATAAAAGAAGGACATAAAAAACATTGGCTACTAGATGATAATATAAGATTCATTAGAAGGTTACACTATGGAAAAAGATTAAGATGCAATTCAAACAAAGCATTTATAATTACAGAGGATTTTACAGACAGATATGAGAACATAGGAATATCAGGATTAAATTATACTTGTTTTGCCATAAATAGAATTCCACCATTTTATTTAAACAATCACGTTTATTCAACTTTACTTATAGATAATAAATTACCTTATAGATGGAGAGGTAGATATAATGAAGATACTGATTTATGTTTGCAAGTTTTATCTGGTGGGCTTTGCACAGTTTTAATGAATATATTTTTAATTGATAAAATGGCAACAATGACAATGAAAGGTGGTAATGCCGCAGAACTTTATAAAGGTGATGGAAGATTAAAAATGGCAAGATCATTAGAACGTATTTGGCCAAGAGTAGTTAAAACAGATAGAAGATTTAAAAGACCACAACACGTGGTTGCACATCAATGGAAAAAGTTTGATACTAAATTAATTCGTAGGAAAGATATTGATTGGGATAATATGAAAATAAATAATTATGGAATGAAATTAGTTCAGGTGGGTAAAGAGATTAAATCAAAAGAACTTAAAGATTTGATAAATAAGGTATAAAAAACAATAACTTATTTTTGTTTCATAAGTTCACAAATCATTTTAATAAATATATATTGCAATAGTTTAACTATTAATCTATTGAGAAAACATTAACCTACAAGGGAGTAATTGCTATGGACAAAACACTAGAGCAAATATTAAAGTTGTTGGATAAGGCAGACGACCTAAACGCAAAGATCAGAGACAAAATAGAATCGTCACTTGATGAATATGAAGAAGAAGATTCATATGACGATCAAGACGAAGATGATCTTGATATGTCAGACGAAGAAGATTCTGACGAAGAATAAAATCAACTAAAGATAAGCATTAAGCTGGAAGGTTATCGCAACCAGCGAAATAAATGAATATGAAAGTTCTGTCACAGAAACTTCACGACTATTCACTAATAGGAATATTTCTATTATTAGTGTTTCTCATAGGAAGCTACTTTCCTAATGATTCGGTCAAAGAGAAAATTAGGCAAGATACAATCAAGCAAATAAAAGCAATCGGTTTCTTTGAACCAAAAATAGACAACTCCTCATCAGATAAATTTATAGACAGTATGAAAAAGTGTATAATGTTTATTAATTTAGATATTCAAAAAGATAAACAAGTTCCTACTGCACTTATAATAGCACAGGCAATAGTAGAATCTGATTATGGTACAAGCAGATTTGCTAGGGAAGGTAATAATATCTTTGGCGTAAGAATCTGGAGTAAAAATGGGATATTACCACATAAGCAAGACGCTTCTATTAACTGGAGAATCAAAACCTATTCAAGCAAATGCCAATCAACAAAAGACTATATTAGTATATTAAATAACAATCATCATTATTCAGACTTTAGAAGATTAAGAAATAAAACTAAAGATCCAGTAAAATTAGCTGAAACATTGGAAAATTATTCTACTTCCCAAACATACCGAACTGAGATAATCCGTATGGTCAATAAAATTAAACATAAAATATGAGCAACGAAACTACATCTACATCATTAAATAAACTATATACAAACAAAGTTAAAACTAAAGGTTCTTACAGGGTTTATAAACCTAAACCTTTAAAAATGCCAAAGAAGAAAAAATGAGTTTACCTAACGAGATAGTCTTTGGAAGCAGACTTCTTAAGTTAGATTACATTGACCACGAAACAGCATCTAAGAAAAAGATATTTGGAGAATTTGATTGCGACAACAACACCCTAACCATAGATAAATCATTAGATAATATCCAAATGACCAATACATTGGTTCACGAACTTTGCCATATGATCCACGATGAATATAAGCTAGATTTACCTTTAAAAGCTGAAGAAGTTGTATGTAATTCAATCGCAAATGGAATGTGTCATATTCTTTATCAAAATCAAGAATTATTAGAGTTTCTTTACAAATCACTCAAAAAGTAATAATACCCATAATTACGATTACATTATCGGTTAATTATGGAAAACGAACAAACTAAAAAAGCAGGTAGACCTACTGTCGTTCTTGACAGAGAAGAAGTTTATAAATTAGCATACTTTCATTGTACTTTAGAAGAAATGGCAAGTTTCTTTAAATGTGATCGCAATACACTTTCAAGTAATTATTCAGCAGAAATAGCAAAAGGGAAGTCTGAGGGAAAAATTAGACTTAGAAAGAAACAATATGAAGTTGCTATGCGTGGAAATACCACTATGCTAATATGGCTTGGGAAACAAATACTTGGACAGAATGACCAGAATGTTGGTGATGATTATAGTCCACTACCAATTACTGATATTATATGAAATGTTTGTTCTGTATGAAACCAATGACTAATAAATTAGAACAACAAGTAAAAGCGTGTAACCAGTGTATTGTTAAACTACTAATGAAGAAGCACAATTTAACTGTTAAGAAAAAAGCACCAATTAGCTTTAGTATGAAAAAATACAACAAGGAATGAACCAATGTGTGAAAGGACAAAACCAAAGATGCTAGATAAAAAAATGAGAGGAAGCCACGACTTAGAAGTTAGGATTTATGATTTAATGAAACAGTCTGAACTTGATAAAGAAGAAATACAAAAGCTAAACCTTATTATTAAAAAGTTAGAAGAAGATTTGGAGAACTCATTTAAATCAGTAAATTAAATGAGTCTGTACGATATATACTTAGAACAAGCCAAACTATATCATCAAGAAGATAAAATTTGGCAAGGCACAAGTATTATAAATTATATACCTAAGATTAACCAAATAATTAAAGATAAAGATATTAAGACCATATTAGACTATGGTTGTGGCAAAGCAAAACACCACCCTAAAGAATGGAACGCAATTAAATATGATCCTGCTATTCAGGATTACCAAAACAAACCACAAGATAAATACGATTTAGTTATTTCAACAGACGTCTTAGAACACATACCGGTAGAAAATCTTAAACAAACAATAGACGAAATATTTGGTTATTCAAATAAATGGGTATTCGTATCTGTATGTTGTAGAAAAGCAGAAGCTATACTACCAAATGGTTATAATGCACACGCTACTATTGAATCAGCTAAATGGTGGAGAGATCTATTTAAACCTTACAAAAATTATACATTGGAGTTTTCAAAATAATGTTTAATCCTTATGAATATTTCCCTAACAAAAATGTTTTGTTAATTGGTAATGGAGAAATATTAAACGATATTGATTATGGTAAATTTAATTCAATAGTCAGAATGAATCTTGGTGTAGAAGATAAACCTTGTGATGTTTGGATTAATAACTTAGTTACTGAAGGACACAATAGACTAAAAGAAATACCAACAATAACCAACATAGTCAGGTTAAACTTTGATAAAGATGGAAGTAGAGTTAATCGTATGCCTGATAAAATAAAACAAAGAACTTGGTTATGGAATATTGAAGAATATAACACAATGACCAAACTTTATAATTATAATACGCCAACTACTGGCTTTGTTTCTATTTACTGGCTAATTAATTATTGTAAATGCAAACTAACAATTACTGCTTTTGATTTTTTTAAAACTAAGAATAGATACACAATGGAAGAAGTAAATAATATTGGAACTAACAAAGGTTATAACCACGATGTTAAATTAGAAGAAGAAGTAATAACTAAATTAATAAATAGAGGATTATTAAATGTCATTTAGTAAAGCACAATTAGCTGTATATAATTCGCCAAATAGATTTAGAGTTCTTATTACAGGAAGAAGATTTGGTAAAACCCATTTAGCTATGTACGAATTATTAAGATTTGCTTCAAGAAATAAGAATGGAAAGATATTTTATGTAAGCCCAACTTATAGAATGTCTAAAGAGATAATGTGGAAACCTTTAAAGAAAAAGGTAACAGAATGTAGATGGGTGAAATATACAAACGAATCAGACTTAACATTAATTCTAAAGAATGGTTGTCAAATTAGTTTAAAAGGTGCTGATAAATCTCCAGATAATTTAAGAGGTGTAGGATTAAACTTTTTAGTAATGGACGAGTTTGCTGATATACCAGAAGAAGCGTGGTCAGAAGTTTTAAGACCAACTATTTCTGATAAGCACGTAAACGGACACGTTTTATTTACAGGAACTCCAAGAGGATTCGGTAGCTGGTCATATAACATTTATCAAAGAGGATTAGGTGATGACAAAGAATGGAAGTCTTTTAAATTTACAACATTAGAAGGTGGTCAGGTAGATCAAGTAGAAATTGACCAAGCTAAAAAAGATTTAGATGAGAGAACATTTAGACAGGAATATTTAGCTTCATTTGAAACGTATGCTGGAGTTGTTTATTATAACTTTGATAGAGAACTAAATATTAAAGAATGTAAATATGATAAAGATGCAGTTATACACGTGGGTATGGATTTTAACATTGATCCAATGAGTGCTTGTTTATTTCATATTAAGAATAACATAATAGAAGTTTTTGATGAGATAGTTATTTACAGTTCAAATACTGATGAGTTTGTTGATGAATTATTTAGTAGATACCCTAAACAAAAGATAGTTGTTTATCCTGATCCAGCTAGTAGACAACGTAAAACTTCAGCAGGTGGAAGAACTGACTTAACTATATTGCAAAATGCTGGGCTTAATGTTAAATGTAAGTCTAGTCACCCTTTAATAAGGGATAGAATTAATGCTGTTAATTCAAAATTAAAAAGTTTTGACGGAAAGCGATCTATATTTATAGATCATTCTTGTAAAACTCTAATAAATAGTTTAATGAAACAAGTCTATAAAGAGGGTACAAATCAACCAGAAAAAAATAATGGTTACGATCATATGACTGACGCAATAGGGTACGCAATAGATTATTTATTCCCAATTACTTCTAACTTACCTAAATCACAACCTAAAAGATTCTCATAATGGCATATTCAAGACAAGATATAGAAAACCAACATCAACATTACAAAGGTATGATTCCTAGATGGGAATATTTTATTAGATCATATTTAGGTGGCAAAGAATACCAAGACGGAAAGTTCCTACAACCTTACCAATTAGAATTTGAAAATGAATATCACAAAAGAATTAACTTTACTCCATTAGACAATCATTGTCGCAATATTATAGACATCTATTCATCATTCTTATTTAGAGTTGAACCAGTTAGACAACTAGGTTCACTTGAAGAAGATATGACAGTAGAGCAATTTAAAGATGATGCTGACTTAGAAGGAAGATCATTTGAAGCGTTAATGAGAGAAGCACAAAGATTTGCTTCTATCTATGGTCACGTTTGGTTACTTATGGATAAGCCATCTACAAACGTAATGACTAGAGCAGAAGAACTAAATCAAGGAATTAGACCATACCTAAATATTTACACTCCTGAGAATGTACTTGATTGGCATTACCAAAGAAATGATGCTGGTTATTATTACTTAGATTATTTAAAAATTAGAGAAGAACAAACTGCTGAAGGTGAATATTATAAACTTTGGTACATAGATAAAATAGATTGTGTATTTTTATCATCACAAAATAGAGATGAACCAAAACTTATTTCTTCAGTTCCTAATCCAATAGGAAAAATACCAGCAGTTATTTTATACAATCAAAGAAGCCCAATGCGAGGTATTGGAGTATCTGATTTGACTGATGTTGTTGATTTACAAAAAGGAATCTACAATGAACTATCTGAGATTGAACAAATTATAAGATTATCTAATCACCCATCACTTGTTAAAACAAAAGACACAGATGCAGGTGCAGGTGCAGGAAGTATAATTGAAATACCTGATAACTTAGACGCAAATTTAAAACCATATATCTTACAACCTAATGGAAGTAATTTAGATGGAGTATTAAAATCAATTAATCATAAAGTAGAAGCAATCAATCGTTTAACTCATGTAGGAACTCTAAGAGCAACTGCTGAGAGAGTACAATC